AAGTAATGGCTGTCGGTACCTGACCAGGACGAAGCCATAGCAAACTGCGAATATTGATCAGCCGTATACGAGTTACCTGAGTTTCTACTAAAACTACCGCCAGAGTTATTCACTACTCGGTTGGCTGCTAACCTAGGTTGGGTTAGAGAACCCCACGCTGCCCAAGGTGACGCCAATGGGTCTTCATTAGCCCGATTAAAGTTGTCGGTATATACAGCCATTTAGTCTAGCACCAATCCTGCTTGCTGCGCAAAGCGATTTGCTCGTTCATACGCCTCTAGCTTCTTTTCAAAAGGAGTGCATTCAAAGCGGTCTGAGCACTTAGGGCAAATAGGAGCGCAGCAGCAGGAGCACCACCCACCAAGAGCAGCGGGGGTAGTAAAGGGAGTAACCTGATTTATAGCGTTGCAATGCGCACAGGTAAAGGTGTCCCTCTCGAAATCTCTAGGAAGATCGGGATCGACCCACAAGGCATACCCATGCGGATTACGCATTTCTTACTCTTCCTCGTGGAAGGTGGCACGGACAGTATAGGCAGAAGTCACAACGCGAGTAATAAGACCGATGCCGTTAGCAGCAGTAGCAGGTAGGACAATTTCCTTACCCTCTCTAGCAACCCACCGGAACGTAGCACGCTGGTTGACAGTCCAGTTTGCCATGATGGCAGCGGCGGTATACGTAGGCTCTGCGGAGTGATTCTCACCAGTCGTAGAGGCCAGCAAAGAAGCCGGATCACCAGGGTCCAAGGCCTGCGGAGTAACCGCAGTCGAGGTACCAGCAGCGGTGTACCGCTCCAGGTGGTAAGAAGCCGCCTGGTCCCCAGGGGTAGCAGCGGAACCGATCACGAAGTCATAGATACGGGGTCGGATTGTAGCCGCTGAGGTGAGACCACCAATTGTGACGTCTATAGTATTAGTATCGAGTACATCAACAGAATAATTGCGTCCCATGAAAACACCTCCAGTTAAGGTAGGATTCGATCAGTGTCGTCGTAACCTATTGAACCAAGGCTAACAGCCCTCTCTTGGTTAATCTGTCTTTGGTTGATATAAGACAGAGCACCTTGATATTCGGCAACAAAGTTCTGAAACAATTCTTTAGCATCACTTAAGTGGCCCCGTTCTAACTGTGCCCTATACGAGGCCAAGTAAGTATTAGCAATCATAAGTTCAATCGGAATCTGCAAGGCACTAGAGTCGCCTGTCAACTCAGAAGGTAAGCGCCAGTAGCTGACATAGATACGGCCATTAGCCGAGTTGAAAGCGGGATACATACCTAATTGATACGTGCCACTTTCTCCCCACAGGAAGTAGGAAGTTGGCTTAGACGCTTTTGTGCGAGGATGCGCACGAACATACTCAATATCTACAACGGGAAGTTCAGAAAAATCCTCTGTCGAGACACTACGTGCCCGTACAGTCCTAGCCGCATGATAGTTCGTAGGCATTGAGTATAGTTCCTGATCATCTACAGAGGCAGCATAGGCTTCAGAAGCAAGTAGAGGCTCAGTCATGCCGGTGGGCATCCCTGGGATGCACCCGGTAGCAATAGAGCACTGAGCCTCATTGATATATAGATTTAGAAGCGCATTTGTCCAGTGCTGCGGGGTAGGTTCTTGCAGAAGCAACCGGACGCGGTCACGCTGCAAGGTCAAGGTAGTTGGCATAAGACCCATTTAAGACGCTCCTACTCTTCGAGGATTGCCAACACGGATTACTGGAACAACTTCATCGAAACATTCGCGGCACACAAGACTACCCGCACCAGCACGACGGCCTGTGGCCTTTTGCATTTCTTTCCTATGATAGACATAGCCGCAGACGGCGCAGCGGGCTAGCTTACCTTGCGGGGAGTAGTCAATGCCGCCACGAGAGGGACCTGGATTAGGGTCTGTAGTTGGGCTGGCAACAGCAGTCTCAACGAGAGTAGCGCCCGACAGGGCAGCAGCAACAGTAGCCTCAGCCACACCTTCAGCACCTACTTCAGCTTCGGTAGCGTCGGTAGCAAGGGTATGGCGACAGCCAGTAAAGATGACACCATCTACAGTAATTTTCTCAATCTGCCAGGACATTACCTTTTATCCACATCCTCTTGAACCATATCGCAAACCCAATTCTTGTAGCGGCTAGCATCCCAGACTCCCCATCCGTCTTTCCATCGGGGACACTTACTATGGCAGGGCCACTTATTGTGTATTGGTTTCTGACATAGAACACAGAAGGCCCACTTTGCCAGAAGACGGGGACCGGCCTCCAAGTTCCTATTGCAATGGGGACAGGCAATAACGGCATAGGGGCCTCTGTAAACCTTATCTTTGGGTGGGACGAGCATCGGTCTTTACTGTGTGACCGGGCCAAGGTGAACCGTCGCCGCCAATCCGTTCCGTACTGTTACTAAGGGTAGGACGGGAGAAGAAATAGGAGCAGGGGGTATCTTCGATTTGATCTGGGGTAACGGGAAAATCGCGGCAGACTTGTGGTCTAGATTCATGGATAGTGCAACGTGAGCCTGCATTGTCGTGCATGGGACATGGTGCGTGCAACGCACCCTTAATGAACCCAAGTTTAGAACCATCTACTTCTTTCCACTCAAACCCACGTACTTCATAATACCTCTCATCAATCTTTGGATGCCAGTTGACTGCAATTTCCATGCGCGTAACCATCTGGCAACACCAGCCGCAACCATTGCACTCACCGCCGCGCACCCAATCCGTTACGCTGGTCGGCCCTAAGCCGGAGACCAAAACCGTTGTGCTGGAGTGACTTCTTCAAGCCACTGCGCCCTAGCTTCTAGACTATTACCTACATCAGGAGCGGTATTTGTACCACTAAGAACATCCTGCGGACCACCGGCCGTACGAAGAGTATTGATGTTTGTTGTGAGAACACCATCGGGACCAGCGGCTTTAGGCAGCAGCAAAGCTGTTGAAGGACAATCGTGAGACGAGGCGAGTCGTGAAACACGGCCTCTTTTCTCAGCTAGAGTATCACCCATGACTAATTCCCTCCCTATGCAGGAGACCAATATTGCTGCTCTGTAGCATCTGAGGCAGTATTGCGTAGTCGGAGTTCCTGCGCACTAAGTGTATCGTTTAAGCCGCATCCAGTACCGTTACTTCCACCAACCGTTATAGTGCCACCCCCGGATAAACCAGATGAGGCAATCATAGTGCGGGCTCGCATACGCGAGGTATCCAGATCAGAACCTTCAGTGAACGTATCAACGGCCATTCGTAACTTCCCCCTTATGCTGGATCGTGATACTGCTGTGGCGCACTATTAAGACGGATCATTGTAGAATCTCCGACTTCGCGTACCGCAATGGCTGTAGTCGCTGCATAAATAGCAACAACACCGCCTGTTAAGCGACACGTGCGAGCTTCATCTCCACACTGCGCCTTATCGCCAATATCGGTTTCCCATCCTGGAGAAGGCATTAAGGAGTCCCCCAGTATCGCTGCGCCGGAGCCTTATCTACGGCATCCTGCATCTTTCTCACGTTGTCCAGAGACTGCGTAGTTTTCAGATCACCCAAGGTATTTGTTTGCAAAGCTGTCCGCAAGTTCACCGTCACCGGCTCATCACCATCAGGAGCCGTCCCTACCCATCCTTGCCCTGCAATCGGTAAAGACACAGTTGGGACGATTGTATTAGGTGAAGAGACGGCACTAATAAGTCTAGCCGCCTTCGCGGCAAGGGTGTCGCCCATAGCTCTACATCTCCTTATATTTAGGCTAGGCCCGTAGGAGGGATTAGCTCCTACGGACCATTACCTATTTAATTACTAGGCAGGAACCTCTTCCCAGATGAAGTGACCAATGCACTGAATCGCGGTCGTCGCAGAGAGAGAAATACTCGTACCCTGCGTTACAACAACCAACCCATCAGCACGCCAAATCACCATAGGCGGAATACCTGTGGTAGCAGTAGCGGACACGGACGGAGACTGCAACCCAACGAGAGCAATTGGAGTTACCGGAAGAGTAGCCGAAGAGTCCAGAAGCCCAGCAGAAACAGTACCAGAACCCAGCAGAAGGTTCCGAGTAACAATCGGGGTCGTATGCACGACAGCAATCTGCGAATAGGGACCGAACGCCAATTGAATCGTATCAATGGCAGTCGTAGCCGCAACTGCGTGCTGCGCTCCAACCTCGATGAGAACCAGGTTCTTACCAGACCCAATCGGGTTAGACAGAATAAGACCAGTAGCAGTCGCATTTAGAGCAGTAACGGCAACAGCCGCCTGATTAGCACCCGCGAATACGTAGCCTCGGAGAGTGGCATCAGCATACTTCGCACCAGCCTGCCGCGTAACGAGAGCACCTGTACGATCTGTCCGACCAGGCTGCACCGAACCATCCGCAGCAGAAACAAATCCACTTCTATATTCAGAAAGCATTTTATCTATTCCTTTCGTTTAGAGGGGTTATAACCTACACCCCCATGTTTAACTACCGTACTTCATTCCCGTACTTATCAGAACCCCACAATTCCTGATCTCGTACTGCGTTACTCGCAAGAAGCAATTCTTGTACCTCAGCAAGCCTGCGCCCCTGCAAATCGGTATCTGATGTCTCAAACACAACGGGTACGCGAGAATCGGCCGCAGTGCTAGGACTTATATCAACAACCGCAAAGACTCTCGAACCCGCCGTATATTCACTAACTCGCACGCGAATGGCGATGAAGTTTAGCGTCTCGACAAACCATCGTCCATTCGTCCAAATCTTTGTAACCTGTGAACCCTTTCCAATCGCAGTCGCTGGCACCATAAACCACGTGCCCCCATCAACTGTCGCTTCGATGACGAGGGTCATTTCACCCACTGTTGCGATATCTTGAGTCTGCACGACGGCGTAATCAACACCAGTCGGGGAGGGAACTTCAAAAGCCATATTAAGTGCTGATAGTCGCATACTCATGGCTTATACCACTCCCCCTTACTGAATAATCTGGAAGTTGAAGGCAAAGGCATGAGACCGATAGATTGTAGTACCGGCATTGTTGACCGTAACCACATAGAACAGAGTCTCATCAGCCTGTGTCGGATTCATAAAGATTGGAGTCGGAAGAGTCTGCGTTGTCTGATACAGACCAGTAGTTGTGACCGTTCCAAAGGTTGTACCCAGAGCGGGAGTAAGAGTTCCACCAACAGCAGTTGAGACTGTCGGAGCACCTAGCGAGTTGTACAGGACACGAATGATATCAGCAGAATGAGCGTCCATGCTCGCAGTACCAATAGCGTAGTTATAAGTCACACTCATCAGACGAAGACCCCTGCTAGGATTAGGGGCACCCACATCGCTCGTATTTCGGAAGTATCGAGAAACGATACCGGAAATAGGAACCTCAATCGTGCCTGTCTGGTCAGCAGCATCAATCTCCATAAAGTAAATTCCAGCCGAACCACGAGTACGTGTCCAGGTACCAGTCGTGAAAAAGATCTGGGGAAGTTCACAAGCAAGAATACGAGATGTGTAGTTAGAAGTTGTCGGCACCAAAGCCATATTTATCGTTTCCTTTCTATGCTAATGCAAACCACATTGCAAAAGATGCGTGCGAGAGGATGCGCATCCCCCTCAAAACTCTGTCAGCTATTGACAGTTAGGCTCCTTGGTTTCCGTGGAGACCTCTCCACTCATTAACTCCAAAGG